ATATGCTCCGCCTTATTCTTTTTATGTAGGCTGGTTACTATTTGCCGTATAGCACTTTTGTCATCAGCAGGAAGCGAATTGTACATTTTCACAAAATCCATTAATTCTACATTTGCAAGTATGCTGGCGTCAACCGCAGCATCCGAATCAAGTTTTTCGTCTAATAAATCTGATTTCCCTATTTTAAAGTAATCGGCAAGCTTCTGAACTTTGCCTAGTCCAGGCATTGAATTTCCTTTACACCACATATTTAAAGTACTTGGATTTTCGCCAATGTCTTTAGCCACTTCGTTTTGTTGCTTATTGTTTAGGGATATGTAATAATTCAAATTTTTAGAGAAAATCCTTTTAGTGTTTTCATCATTCATTTTATTTTCCTCCACGAACACATTATAAACTATAATGCAAAATAATTCAATACAAAATTCAATTATTTTGAAATCCGGTGTTGACAATTCAATTTTATTGAACTATAATTTAGACATGACAAAGAGAAAGGAGGAGTTGATATGCCGAAGATATCTCTCGAAGCTGCAAGGGTCAATGCAGGTCTTACGCAAAAAGAACTTGCAGAAAAGCTTGGAGTTTCTAACACTACAATAGTGAATTGGGAAAAAGGGAAAACAGAGCCTACTTATCCTCAACTTATTAAAATAAGTAAACTCTCTGGAATCCCTTTGGATTTTATTTTTATACCTGATAGATTCAATTAAATTGAATTCAGGAGAAAGCGAGGTGGAAATCATGAAAATAAAAGAAGATGTAAAATTCGTAACTGAAAGCGAGTGCCTTAGGAATCAAAGTTGCGTGATCGGCAGTTTGCAACGTAGTAGAAGGGACATTGAATTTCTATTAGTTTTATGCACGATCAATTCTATTGCAATTATTTTCCTTGCAATAACTTACTTTATGAAATAAATGAAGCAACAGAGGTTATCAGCGCAAGTAAGGAAATGAAAGTTGGCACAAACCATTGTGCAAAAGATCGGCGGCGATTTTCTATATACTCATTGCCTGGGGAAACAAGTCCGAAACTGCCATTTGGATCAATGGATGACACATCAAATGTATACGATCCATTCGGTGTTTTGTATAAAGCGTATTTCGCAGAAACGAGCATTGATAGACAAGCAATGCCTTCTCGCCCGAACTTTTTGTGAATTTTGTGCAACTTTACTTCGTCGCGACGATACACGTATCGCATTATTTTATAAGTTTGTTTGTCAATGATAATAGGGGTGTCCATATAGATTCCTCTTAATTCTAAATACTCGGCATTGGCAGATGCCTGTAGGTAAATTATAGGAGATAAGGAAGCAAATGACAAGAAAGATTCCGAGAGATTATACAAGATAACAGGAGGTAATATGAACGAATTAAAAATTTTTGACAACGAAGAGTTCGGTAAAATCCGAACAGTAACAATTGACAATGAACCGTGGTTTGTGGGGAAAGATGTGGCGGATAACCTCGGGTACCAAAACGGTAGTCGAGATATAAATAGGCATGTTTCAGAAGATGATAGGATTAAAGACATGATTTTTGACGGGAACCAGAATAAAGAAACAATCCTTATCAACGAATCCGGTCTTTACGCTCTTATCTTTGGTAGCAAATTAGAATCCGCAAAAGAATTCAAACACTGGGTGACATCCGAAGTTCTTCCGGCACTCAGAAAAACCGGCTCTTATGAAATGCCAAAGAAGAAACAAAGCAACGAGCGTCTCGCCAGCGTCAACAATGCAGTAAAGATTTTAACACCGATGCTCCAAGCTGCAGGATGCAACAGCAAGATCCAGCTTCTGACCGCAAAATCACTTTATGAGAAAGCAGGAGTCAATCTTCCAATCACGATTGAAGCAGATCAGCAGTATGTAGATACGGTACACATTGCAAGACAGGCAAGGCTTTACTATAAGAGTTCCGGCAAGCCAGCAGATAAAGCCGTGAATGAGATTATCCGTAGGTTGGATTTATCAGAAGATATGTACACGGAAACATGGGAATCTAAAGGAAAGTGGCAAGGCACTGTCAGAAAGTATGCACCAGAAGTAATCAGTATGGTAAAGCAGTGGTACGCCGACAATGGATATCCGAGAGAAATCTCGTATACGCAGTGCGATGGACAAGCGAAAAAGTATCATGTAATAGTCAGAGATTCAGATGCGGCGTAAGAAAAGGAGGAAAAAGAGGATGTGTTGGAGTGGCGGTCCGGGAACGCCGGTAATGGATTCCGTTCAAGAAGCAGAAAAACGTACAGGAAAGATGTTCAATGCTCAATCGCGGAGAATGGATCAAATTGAGTTTGATGCGTTTAAAAAAGAGATAGAAGGACTTAAAACAGAAGTAGATAACCTAAAACATAAGACCCTCTGTCTGCTTGTAACACTTGTTATCTTTGTGATTTTTGCTTCATTTTCAGTTGTGAATATGTCAAGACAGTATTCAACTATCCATGACTATTACATGGATTCTCGGAGTACTGATCAGGAGATAAGTCAATCTCTGGAAGAACTGATTTCGAAGATAGAAGTACTTCAGTCAGAATTTAAATAAGGAGGGAAAACACAATGTTTAGCACTGTAAAAATAGAAAACGGGGTAATTTTAGACGGCAAGAAACTTAAATGCGTGAAATCATACAGATTAGAGCAGAAAGAGGGTGAGTGTATTGCAGATCTGACAGCGAATATGGATGTTCGGGTTTTTTGCAAGGACGCTAAGCCGTCCAATATCACAGTTGGAAGTATTGAGGCAGATCAACTGTCTGGACTTAGATATACGGATTTGCTCAGGGTGATCGAAAATGGAGCGTTATTTAAAGTGATCTATACAGAAGATGGAGTGTTGAAGAAAACCGATTTTATAAAAGGCAGTATTGAATCAAGAAACATCAAATGGCGCGGAAAAATCGTGAAAACGATGAAAGTAGATCAAAGAGCCCTCGTAGTAGAATTGGAGGACTGATATTGTGCCAAGAACTGCAGTTAGCGAAAACGAAATAAAAAACAGAGTCTTGCGTGGCAGTATTGACAATGCAAGAAGACTTAAAGACATGGGAATAGATGACCTGTCCAATCTTACAGGGATACCAGAAAGCACCCTGTATGCGAAAATACGAGATCCAAACAAATTTAACCTGCGGGAATTAAGGTTGATATGTAAGGCATTAAAGATAACAGAGGAAGAAAAGCGGAGATTAGGAGGATTGATATTGTGACAATAAAAGGAACATACCGCTGCCAGACCACCCAGCAGCCGAACGCATTAAACGGTTGGGACATCCGCTCCGTATCGGTAGATCTGCCGGAACCAAAGGACAAGCCTTATTGGATCAGAGCTGGTGCGATGGTGATCGGGTTTATCTTGGTGATGCTGGGATGGTATCTGGTGTTTGGGTATTAAAAAAGAGTGCTGTCACAGGGCGGCAACCCTCGAGCACTCAAGAAATTAAATCAGTTAAATTGTAGACGAAAAGGAGAAGTTTGTAAATGAAAATTACGAAAATTAAGATCAAAAATCTTTATGGAATTACAGAATATGAAGGAGACGGAAAGAGTGTAGAGCTTTCCGGAACAAATGGAGCAGGCAAATCTTCCGTGATTGATGCGATTCGGTACGCACTTACAAATAAGTCAAATCGCAAGTATGTTGTGAGAAACGGAGAAACAGAGGGGGAAATTCTGATTGAAACAGATAACGGATTGAGAATCAATCGGAAGGCAAGAACGAATCAAGCGGATTACAAGAGCGTGAAGCAGAACGGTCATGAGGTGGGGAGTCCGGAAACATTTTTGAAAGATATTTTTACTCCACTGCAGCTGTCGCCAGTTGAATTTATGGAGAAATCCGAAAAAGAGCAGAATGCAATTTTGCTTGATATGATCCAGTATGACTGGTCATTGCAGACAATTCGTGAATGGTTTGGTGAAATTCCAGATTGGGTATCTTACGATCAGAATATTTTACAAGTTTTGAATGATATACAGTCGGAAAACGGCATGTATTACAGGAATCGGCAGGATGTGAATAGAGATATTCGGAATAAAAAATCATTTGTTGAGGATATCGCAGATGCTATCCCGTCTGGATACGATGCAGAAAAATGGGAAAATGAAAATCTTGGACAGCTGTATCAGGAAATCGAGCGCATTAGAAAAGAAAATGAACAGATTGAGAAAGCAAAGCGATTCATTGAGCAGAGGGACAACAAAGTCCGATCATTTGAAGCGGATAAAGAGATTAAATTATCCGCATTGGAAAGGTCGTTTACTGCAGAGCGCGAACGTCTTTTGAAAGAAAATGAAAGGCTGCAGGCTCAGTTGAGAGAAAATCAAACAATGCTTGCTGGTATGGAAGAGAGAAAAGCGGACAAAGCAGAAGTGATCGTAAAAGAATATGAAGCGAATGTTGCGAAATATGACAGCTCTGTAGAAGAGTATAAAGAATTGTCAGAAAAAGAAGTGCAGGATTATTCGGAATTGCAGAATCAGGCATCTTATGCGGAAGAGATGAAATCCCACTTGAATGAATATCGTCGAATGGTTGATCTACAGAACGAAGTGGAGCGATTAAAAGCAGAATCCGAAGATTTTACGCAGAAAATCGAAAAGGCACGGTCTCTTCCGGGAGAAATCTTAGAAACTGCAACTATTCCGATTTCCGGTCTTACAGTTGTAAACGGTGTTCCGCTGATTCACGGACTCCCAATCAGTAATCTATCAGATGGAGAAAAACTTGATCTGTGTATCGATGTGGCGATTCAGAAGCCTAATGGACTGCAGATCATCCTGATTGATGGAGTGGAGAAAATGTCTACAAAAATGCGGACAGACCTGTATCAGAAGTGCAAAGATAAAGGATTACAGTTTATTGCAACAAGGACAACAGATGAAGAAGATCTGACAGTGATTGAATTATAAGGAGAATCGATATGGAAGAAATGATTGTAAAAGAGGAAAAGCACGAAGTGAGTCCATTTGCGGACAGCCAGAGTTTTCAAAAGATTTTTGATATCGGGAAAATGTTTGCTACATCGCAGCTGGTGCCACAGAATTACCAAGGCAAACCGATGGATTGCACGATTGCAGTAGATATGGCGAATCGAATGGGCGTATCCCCTATGATGGTCATGCAGAATCTGTATGTTGTAAAAGGTAAGCCTACATGGAGTGGACAGGCTTGTATGAGTATGATCCGGGCAAGTGAAGAGTTTAAAAATGTCCGTCTGGTATATTCCGGAGAACCGAACACTGACGGCAGAGGATGCAGAGTTGAAGCGGAATACAAAAGTGATGGAACGAAAGCGATTGGAACTACAGTGACAATAGGAATGGCCAAAGAGATGAAATGGTATGACAAGCCGGGAAGCTTATGGAAAACCATGCCGGAGCAGATGCTCAGCTATAGAGCAGCGGCGTATTTTGCCAGATCCTATATTCCTAATGCTCTTATGGGAATGCACGTTGAGGGAGAACCGGAGGACATTTGTGAAAATGAGAGAGAAACTGTAGAAAACCCGTTTGATTTCGAAGCAGCGGTGCAAGAAGCAGAGGAGGTATTCGAATGATTTTAACACAGGAAAATTATTACAGTAAAGAAGCGAATCAGGAGTATCTCAGTGTCTCGCAGTATAAGGATTTTTGCGGAACAATCGGACGTGTTGGGTGTGAGGAACAGGCACTTGCAAAGCTGAATGGTTACTGGGAGATGGAGAAAACAACAGCACTTCTGGTTGGCTCTTATGTGGATTCTCATTTTGAGGGGACACTTGATTTGTTTAAGGCTCAGAATCCTGAGATATTTACAAAAAAAGGAGAGTTAAAGGCAGAGTACCGAAAAGCAGAAGAAATCATAAACCGAATCGAAAGAGATCCTTTATTCATGATGTTTATGAGCGGAGAGAAGCAGAAAATCTTTACAGCCGATCTATTTGGAGCGAAATGGAAAGTGAAGCTTGACAGCTATTTGCCCGGTAAATGCATCGTTGATTTGAAAGTAATGAAATCCCTTAGAGAAGCGCATTACGCAAAAGACATGGGATTAATGGACTTTGTGAGATTTTGGGGCTATGACATACAAGCTGCCGTATATCAGGAGGTAGTGAGGATCAATACAGGGGAGCGGTTGCCGTTTTATATCGCAGCAGCCAGCAAGGAGAAAGTGCCAGATATCGAGATTATCCAGATCCCGCAGGAATGGATGAATGATTGCTTGTCTGGAATGGAGATGAATGTGTCAAAGATTCTCTCTCTGAAAAATGGAGAAATCGATCCAATCCGTTGTGAAGTTTGCGACTGGTGCAAGCACACCAAAATACTAAAAGCACCAATCTGGCCAGATAATTTGATAGGAGAGGTATAGATGAAAAAGTCAGACACTGTGGTTACGGAATACGTTGAGTTTTGCTTGATATGCGGGAAACCATACAACATCGAGGGGCATCACCTGATCTGTGGAAAAGGAAGAAGGCAAAAAGGAACGGAGGACAAGCTACTCCTGCCTGTATGTAGTGATTGCCACAAAAGGATACATGGAGATGGTGTAAGCATGGCACTGTCGAAGATGGTAGGGCAGGCAATTTATGAGCAGAACCATACACGAGAGGAATTTAGGGAACGATATGGACAATCATATTTTTGAAATCAGAGGGAAATTTTACAAAGGACATTGTTTCCCGGGTCTGAATGATTACATACATGAGATCGGGAAGAACCCGAAAGCAGGAAATCGAATGAAGCAACAGTATCAGATGATAGCCTGTAACGCCGTCAGACTTGGTTTAAAGCGTTTTAAAACAGATAAGCCTATCATTCTGCACTATATGTTTAAAGAGCCGAAAAAAGGCAATAAACGGGATAGAATGAATGTTTTTAGTTTTGCGGACAAGGTGATTGAGGACGCATTGCAGAAGTGCGGAGTAATCGTAAACGATGATCCAGCCCATGTCGTGAATACAACGCATGAGTTTGAGTATACAAGCGGCGCTCCAGGAATCATTGTCCGAATTGAAGAGGTAATGAGGTAGAAAGCCTTGTTATAAATTGTAACCCGTTCATGTTCAGGTACGTCGTACTACACTGAATACATATCCCGGGAGAAATCCCGGGAGGAAAGGAGTAAAAGACTCTAGAGACTATGGCTAAAAAGTATTACTGGCTAAAACTGAAAAACAACTTTTTTAGTCAGCCAAAAATAAAAAAACTCAGGAAAATAGCCGGTGGAGATACTTACACGATCATATATCTAAAAATGCAGCTTTACAGTCTGGAAGATGATGGAAAGTTATATTTTGATGGCATCGAAGAGAATTTTGTAGAGGAAATGGCATTGAAGATAGATGAAGACCCGGAAAATGTAGGCGTTACAATTCAATTTTTGATTGCGCAAGGACTTATGATTTTATGTGATGATAATGAGTATTTAATGACAGAAACGCAAGAATCAATAGGGTCAGAAAGTGACTCAGCGCAACGAGTTAGAGCGCATCGTGAGCGAAAAGCGTTACATTGTAACGATACTGTAACATTGTGTAACACAGAGAAAGAGATAGAGAAAGAGAAAGAGAATAGAGATAGAGTAAAGAGAAAAGAGAAAGAAAAAGAGGTAGAAGATTTATTTGAGCGATTATGGAAAATATATCCGGAGAAAAAAGGGAAAGGTCAGGTAAGCAAAAAGAGCAAGGAAAGACTACCTGTTATTGGCTACGAGCAGTTTGAAAGAGCGATAAATCGATACAAAGAAGATTTAAAAGAAAATGAATGGAGAAAACCACAATACGGCAGCACCTTTTTTAACACCGGATATGAAGATTATCTCGACAAAAATTATCAGCCACCAGAGAGGACGGCAAAACCGCCAGTAAGCAGAAACTTAAATAACTTCGAACGCAGAGGATACGACATGGACTCTCTGGAAGAGCAGCTGTTGAATTCGAATTAAGGAGGAACTATGGAACCAAAGAAAGTGATAATAAATTACGCTCTGCTCTGCAAGGAACTAGAAAAGCAGGGCAAGACGAAAGAGAAATTCTCGGCAGAACTCGGGAGAAGTAAGTCTTTTGTCTGCAATATGGCAAAGAATCCGGAACAGACAGAAGATTTTGAAAGAACCATGTGCTTGCTCCTGGGACTTGAGCCGGGAAGTCTGGTGAAAGAGCCAGAAAAGAAAGGGATGACCGCAGCACAGGCGCTTACAGTGATCAGGGATGAAATTTTAGAGAATCGTAGAATCATGCAAGAGAATTTTGAGAAGATCTGGAACAAGCTGAACACCAACACCATCCAATTGGAAAAGATCAAGGACAAGGTCAACGAGGTATCTAAGACCGATTATGACAAGGCGGTGGAATGGTTAAAAGATAAAATGGCGGGCGGACGATATGATGGAGCAAAGCTGCTCATGGAGTCAGATGCAGCAGGAATCAAACGATCAGATGTGATGAAAGCCAAAAGTGAACTTGGAGTACGGATCCAGACTACGGGATACGGGAAGAACTCAAAAGCATGGTGGAGCTTAGAAAGGGAGTAAGCATGGACAGAGGAAAATACAGCTTTAGCAGCCATAGAAAACAGTCTGCAGGATTCAAACCGGGCAACATGGCAGCGTTTATGTACGGCAGCACAAAGCGGAAGAGAAAGAACAGGGTGAGAGGGAAATGAGTAGACCAGCGCACTTTCTGGATCCCTACAAGTTCCAGATCGAAGAGATGGTAAAGCTCGGATGCACGGATGAGCATATCTGCAGAGTACTTGAGGATATTACTGGAAAAGAAGTGAAAAAGAGGGTAATAGCAAACAAGAGGATGTGGTTAAGAAAAATGGAAAATAAAAGAAAACAATACGAACCGTACAAGGGAGAAATTAAGTGCATGATCGAATACGGACTTACGATCCAGAACATCTATGCAGCAATAAGAGAAGAGAGCGGAATAGATGCGAGTATCGAAACGTTCAAAAACTTTTTAAAGGACAATAATATGCGGCCTGAGTCAAAGAAACAAGAAACTTCGGTCAAGGATATATTCGGAACAACAGCGAAATACATGGAGTTTCACGAAGGTTGGGTGCGGACCAGTTGCCGGCTCAACAGGGCGGTATCGAATCCAAACCGGATATTAATGCGGAGGTATTTACAGTAGGTTATGAAAAAAGAGAATCCGAAGAAAAATGAAGTACATATCTGTTCTTCCTGTGGACGGGAGATCATCGGAGATTTTGAGTATGTAAAGACAAAGAGAGGGACGAAATTGTATTTTTGTAAGGATATGAGGTGTAAGAATGGGAAAAGTTGATGATTATACAGCCGGTAGATCACAGGGATTGATTCTAGCAAGGGAGATTGTAAAAAAAGACGGTATCGAGGGACTGGAAAAAGAAATCCAGTTCCGGAATATCACAGGAATAAATACAGCATTAACCAGAAAAGAACTAAACATTGCCTGTGAGAAGATCAAAAACATGACACTGGACACAATGATGGTGATCGCAGTCGCAACGCTGCATGATGAGTTCGGTTTTGCTGGGAAACGGTGCAAGAGATTTATTGACCGAATGAACCTGAAAGCAGAGTGTCTGGTGGACGATATGGCAACATGGGATGAGTATACAAAGATGATTAAAGATGAGATCGGAATCGAGATGACGATACGGAGGAATGACTAATGCCAAAAGTGAAAGAAACACGCTTGCGAAAAGGCGACACGATCAAATGCGCTGATGCAGAGGATTGCGTGAGGACAATGAATGAGTTGGCATCCTGCTGTATAGAGACAGATTTTCTCTACGAAAAAGATGGAGAGAGTGGTTTATGGTTGGAAATAACGGGAGGAAAATTAGATGGATGAGAAGAAAGTTAGAGAAGCGATAGAAAGAATGTGTAAAATGCGAGACATGTATAACGCAACATTATGCTCACTTCCGCAGAAAACGAGAGAAAGAAGTGATTATAACAATTATGTCGATGCATTTCTAGTAGCAATCGAAGCACTAGAAAAGCAGTTGCCGAAGAAAGCTAGAGAAAATGGAATGCAGGATGGTTTGATTAGGAAAATCAAATATTACACTTGTCCTACTTGCGGTAATTGTCTTTTAACTGAAATGATGAACGAAAGACAGAACACAGGTTATTGTTGGGATTGCGGACAGAGATTAGATTGGAGTTACCAGACGGAAGTGGCAGGAAACATTTTTGACGATCCAGAGCTGTTGGAGGTGGAATGATGAAAATAATGATAACTATATTGCGCAAAAATGGAGAATGCAGAACTTGGACAAATGCAAGTGCGGAAGAACACTTAGTAATGGGTCTTACAGCTTACGCGGAAGGTGTAAAAAGATGTGCGGAATCATGGGGAGAAGAAACGGAAGAAGTGGAAAGAGTGCTGAAAGAAGCGCTGGAAATCGAGAAATAAAGTATGAACGTATTAGAGAAAATCGTGGAAGAAATCGAATCCATGAAAAATGACGCCTACGAAACCTTGAAGGAAGAAAAGAAAAGACACGGAGCGAGCAAAACAGCAGAAGAACTGGAAAGCTATATTTACGGGTTGACTTGCGCAGTAGATGTCGTAGAGAAGTATGTGGATAAGGAGGATACGGAATGAACGTACTAGAGAAGATTTTGGAAGAAAAAGAAATTGTAGCGATCAAAGAACTAATAGAAGAAAATGAAAAATGCTTTAATCAATGCGAAGGTGCTTGCTGTGACGTGGAAAGTGATATATGCAATTGTGATGATGGCGTGATAGTGCAAGCAATTCATAAAATGAAGAAGTATTTAGAGTTGGCTAATGACACAAATGTCCCTAGTAAAAACGGTTGGATTCCGATAAGTGATAAATTGCCGGAAGCTGGTGATGGTAAATATTATCCATTGCTGAATGTGCAAACATCATATGGAGCTGTTAAGTGTGGTTTTTACAGAGTTAGAGACGATCGATGGTATATTTACGAAGAATTTTATAATGAGTTCATAGAAGCAAATAAGAAAGAAGTTGTAGCATGGCAGCCACTTCCAGAACCATACAAGGAGGAATAACATGAACATTTTAATCACAATCGCATTCTTGACCCTTTACTACATATTGGGGCTTGGAACAGTGATTGCCCTAAAGACAGGAATCGAAGAGGATGTAGAACTAGAAGGTGCGGATTGCCTGATGGCTGCGGGATTTCCGATACTGTTATTTGTGGTGTTTTTGGATTGGATCGTGCGAAAGATAGTGAGGTAGAAAAATGAAAAAGTTTAAATGGAAAGAATTTAAAAATAAAGACAATAAGATTGCGGTGCACTGTAAGACCAAGGTAGAAGCGAAAGACTTCTGCAAGCAGATGCACAAACATAGGATGAAGTGGTGTAACGGAGAAAGTTATTTGAAAAATACAAATTACGATATGCACAACGAAAGAACATGTTATTACGGTGATGGAGAATATTCATCTCGTGATTTTGCAGAAAAGTACAATTATAAAATCTTAGAATGGGGCGATTATATGAACAAAGAATTTACCAAGGCAGATTTGAGAGATGGGATGGTAGTTGAACAAAGAGATGGCAACATGTATCTTGTATTGGCTGGGATGGCAGTGAGAAAAGGCGGATGCAATAATATAGGCGGTTATGATGATGACTTGAAATGGGAAGGTTATACAGGAGACATCGTTAAAGTCTATAGAATTACTCCGGAATCACTCGGATGCATAGAAGATGTGTTTATTAAAAGCGACCTTGAACTCATTTGGAAACGCACCGAATCGAAGAAAATGACCGTGGAAGAAATGAAACAGAAGCTGGAAGAACTGACCGGAGAGGAAATTGAGGTGACGGCATGACCAGAGAGACTATGAAGCGCAGAAGGGAGACAGCAGACACCGTGAGAAAGATAGAAGCACACAAGATGGCAACGAGAAAGCCCTGTGAGACAGCTTTAAAGCAACAGGAGCATAAAGCCTTTGCCTGTGACTTTAAAGGCGGCGAGAGGGCGAATAAGGACGCTGTGGACTACATAGCAGAGAAACACAACATAAAAGAGCGGATCCCGGGAGGTGATTGAATTGGACAAGAACGTAATCTATGAGTACATGGATGCGAAAGCATTGGTAAAAGAGACAGAAGAAGATATCAGACGGAACAGAAGAAAGACGATCGTACAGGACAAGGTGACAGGCAGTAATCCGGAGTTTCCATACCAGCCGCAGAGCTTTAATATTTCCGGATGTGTAGAGAACACGGTGAATATAGACGAAGAGGAACGGTTGTTGGAAGAACGAAAGCTGAACGCAAAGCAGATTAAAGTAAAAGCAGAGCGAGTAATCAATAAAGCTCCGGTAAGGATGCAGAGGATTATCCGGTTCAAGGTGATGCAGGGGCTTACGTGGGATGAAGTGGCTGCAAAAATGAAAGGGAATTGCACAGGAGAAAGCGCAAGGAAAGAATTTCAGAGGTGGATGAAAGAAAAATAGAAGTTTGTCCGTTTTGTCCACATTGTCCGCTTTAAATAATATATAGTATAACATGGAGTTAGAAGAAAGACTCCAAAAGCTTTCCAAACAACATTCGGAACACCGCCGGACTTCTGCCCTTTCTCGTCTGGCGGTGTTTTTATGTGGAGTATAGCATCAATGGTAGATGCGCAGGGTCGCGCCCTGTGTCCTTGGTTCGATTCCAGGTGCTCCGCTTTGTGATGTGAGTATACAGGCTGCACAGCTGAGGTCTGTTCTGGGAGTGCACACCGGCTTTACATCGCAAATGGTACCAAAATGCAGATATCCGCAGATCTGCAAAACAAACAAAAATAGATTCAGCAATCTATATTTAGTGTCAGTACCCGAGTGCGGATAGGGTAAAGGATGTCGATAAAGGGCATCCTACGGGTGTATAGCTCAGTTGGCAGAGCAATCGGCTGTTAACCGATGTGTCGCAGGTTCGAGTCCTGCTATACCCGTTGTGGACTACTGCAAAGTTTCCTACTTTTTTCTTATAAATTTTGATTGTGTACTTGGTTATTTTGGTTTTTTGCTGGCATTTGTAATTTTCGTAGCAGTAGTCCTAAATTCTTGGCATCCAGAGATTGGTACTTTTATTATGCGTTAAAGGAGAAAAGCATGGGTATTATCAAGAGAATGTTATGCAAGCATGACAAGACGGAATATGTCAGTACAGAACTTGTAAGACAGAATGATGGCAGTTTTATCACGAAGCACACGTGGAGATGCAAGAACTGCGGGAAGCTGATTGAAGGGAAGAAACATGGGAAAGTTTTACGAAAGTCGAAAGTGGAAAAAGAAAAGAGAAAGCATACTAAGGCGTGACGCATACCAGTGTCAGGAGTCTAAGAGATATGGCAAGTATGCAGAAGCAACGACAGTACACCATATCTATCCGCTGGAAGAGTATCCAGAGATTGCGCTTATGGACTGGAATCTTATCAGCATGTCCACTGCGCAACATGACCGGATGCACGACAGGAAGACGGATAAGGTTACGGCTTCTGGATTGTACTGGCAGAGGAAAAGGAGAAGGGAGTTTGAAGCATGGAAGAAATCAAGATGTATGCAATCCGATGGAAAGGGAAAGCAAGTGACTACGGATACGAAGTGATGAACGTAATCGAGGAGATTGTCAAGACGTGCATGGAGTGTTGCGAAGGAGATATATATACCAGATACAGTATCAGCGGTGGACTCAAATTTGAAACAGTGAAAATAAATATAGTTACATTGGGCAAAGAAAAGGCAGACAGCATGGTCGAATGGTTTAAAGATAGAGTTGGAATGGAAATGGAAATCAAAGAGATCCAGGTATCCCCCCTCCCTTTCGAAGATTAAAAATGTCTCAGGAGAATCGGGAGAGAGGACTCTTTCCAATAGCGCGGGATTCTGAAAATAAATTTTCCGGCAGATAGGGAGGTGAGAATAGGTGGCAAGATACATACCGCAAAGGCAAACAATTATTGACAGAACAGTTAAATACATGAAAGAGCTCGGAACCTACAAAGTACAGTACAAACAGGTAATTGAGATCTACGCAGATATGATTTACCAGTACAATGTGCTGAGCAAGCAGTTCGAAGAATCTGGATACGAAGTGATTCTGGACACGGAGAAAAGTGGGGGTAAAAAAAGCCCTATTCTCGTGAGTCTCGAAAATCTACGGAAGGACATCGGAACGTATTCTGACAGACTGATGTTGAATGCGAAAACGTACAATGCGGAGATTGAACAGCCGAAAAAAGAGAAATCTGCATTTGCATTATTACTGGAAAAACAGCAGGGGAAGTAAATGGACTTATCCAGTATTAACAGTCCGCATTTCGATACGGCTGTGCGTTATGCGGAGGATATCGCGAATAAAAAAATGCTGGCGAATGAGGATCGAGTTCTTGCGTGCAGAAGATTTCTGTCAGATCTCGAAAGAGATGATCTGGATTTCCGCAGCGATCAATTCGATTTTGTGATCGATTTGATTGAGGGGACTATCCACCATGTACAGGGCGAGGACAAGAATGGAGTGAGTTTTAAAGGAACTCCGATGTTATTGACTGACTGGCAGAAATTTGTGTGCGTGAATCTGTTTGGATTCTTCCGAAAAGGAACAGACATTAGGCGTTTTAACGAAGCGCTTATTTTTTTACCGAGAAAACAGGGAAAAACATCCTTTAGTGCTGCGCTTGCTGAAGCAAAGAGTATTTTGGATAGATGTTCCGGTGCAAAGACATATATTGTAGCCAATTCCGTAAAACAGACAATGGAAAGCTTTGGATTTTTGGTAGATAACGTTGAGACTTTACGCGGAGATGTTGATAAGTTGAGAATCCGAAACAACAATCAAGAACACTCCATCCGTATTGATTTTGGAGATGGTACTGCAGAAATGTATGCGATCGCCAACCAAGAAGATAAGCTTGACTCCTTAAACTGTAACTGCCTGATTCTGGACGAGCTGCATTCCTGGAAGAGAGCAGCGGCAAAGAAATACATACTGATGAAAAATGCTATGAAAGCGTATCGGAACAAGCTTTTGATTGGTATTTCTACGGCTGGTGATATTCCAGATGGTTTTTTAGCAAATAGGTTAAATACGTTACATGGAGTTTTGGATGGAACAAATACAGAAAAGGCGTATGACTCCTATTTTATTTTTATTTGCAAAGCAGATCAGGACAAAGAAGGCAATGTTTTAAACAGCAAAGGCGAGATTACGACATTGGATGATCCGGAAGTATTACAGATGTGCACGCCATCAATCGGAGTTACTGTTACAATAGAAGACCTTATGGATGATGCGGCGCAGGCAATGAATGAGCCGCAGCTGAGAGCAGAGTATTTAAACAAAACACTGAACATCTTTACGAATGCTTTAAATGCTTATTTTGATATCAACGAATTCAGATCATCTGACGATGAATATAACTGGTCATTGGAAGAGTTGGCAAAACTGCCGATCACATGGTATGGCGGAGCTGACTTATCAAAACTTCACGATCTGACAGCAGGAGCTATTTATGGAACATACAGAGATGTGGATATCTGCATCACACACGCTTTCTTTCCGAGAGCGGCGGCAATTAAAAAAGGTGATGAGGATGGAATACCACTATTTGGTTGGGAAGAGGATGGATGGCTGACGATGAGTAATACAGCCACAGTACTTCCAGACGACATTGTGAACTGGTTCATCTCCATGAAAAAGATGGGATTCAAAATCAAAATTGTTGGATTCGACAAGAAGTTTGGACGTGAATTTTTCCTGAAAATGAAAAAAGCAGGATTTAAAATTCAAGATCAGCCACAGTACTTCTATGTAAAATCCGAGGGATTCCGACATATTGAGGTAAAAGTAAAGAATAAGAAATTCTATTACCTGCATTCGGATGCTTTTGAGTACTGCGTACAGAATGTACGGGCGATTGAAAAAGTGGATGACATGATCCAGTACGAAAAGGTAGACGGAGACGGCGGTGTAAGACGAATTGACTTATTCGATGCAGGGGTATTTTCGTGCTGCCAGATGCTGGCCGACATGGCACTTGGAAATGCAGCAAATAAATGGTTGAAGAGAGAATAGGAGAAAGAAATGGCGAAGAAAAAGAAGCAGAAGAGTATCAGATCGGAACCACAGAATAAAGTATTTGTGTATCAGGGAGCTACGTTCTCTGATTTTTTATTGCCGTCAGGATACACAACGCTGGCGCAGAATCCAGAAATTCGGGCAGCGTGTCAGAAAATTGCCGATTTGGTTTCCGGCATGACAATCCACCTGATGGAAAATGGTCCGCATGGAGACATCCGGATTAAGAATGAGTTATCACGGAAGATTGATATCAATCCGTATTCGCTGATGACGAGAAAAGCGTGGGTTTATAACATCGTCTATTCAATGCTCTTACCGGGTGACGGGAACGCAGTTGTGCTCCCGATGATGAGGGATGGTTATATTGATGAATTGATTCCATTAAAGCCGTCCATGACAAGTTTTGAAGAGACGCTGACGGGATATAAGATCATTTACGGCAGTAAAGAATATGATCCAAGCGAAGTGCTGCACTTTGCGATTAACCCGAACCCGGAGTATCCGTGGAAGGGAACCGGGTACAGGTTGGCTCTGAAGGATATTGCATCGAATTTGAAACAGGCGAATGCGACAAAGAAATCTTTTATGAGTGGGCAGTATATGCCGAATATCATTGTAAAGGTGGATGCACTGTCAGAAGATTTCGCGAGCGAAGCTGGAAGAAAACAGATCAAAGAAAAGTATCTGAAAGAATCGAAACCGGGCGAACCTTGGATTATACCGGCAGAATTTTTGGAAGTATCCGAGGTAAAACCACTATCCCTTAAGGATATCGCAATAAACGAATCGGTCGAGATTGACAAGAGGACGGTCGCATCCCTGTTGGATGTGCCGCCTTTTTTTCTTGGAGTTGGAAGCTTTAATAAGGACGAATACAACAACTTTGTCCGGACACGGGTGAAGTCGATTGCGGATGTATTCCAACAGACACTTACCAAAGGTTTGATTCAGAGCCCGCATTGGTACTTTAAATGCAACTCAAAAAGCTTGATGGCTTACGACACCAAGGAGCTTGCGGAAATCGGAATGAACCTATATATCCGAGGAATCTACACGGGAAATGATGTGCTAAAACTGATCGGTGACTCTCCGAAAGACGAATTGAACGATCTGATTATCCTTGAGAATTTTATCCCGCAGGGAATGATCGGAGAGCAGAAGAAATTAAGGACGGGAGGTGATGAATAGTGAAACGAAAGAAAGAAAACTTGACAAGATCATGGAAAGCGGATTTTGAAACACGAGAAGCGGAGGACGGAAAGAAAACAATTTCCGGTTATTTTGCTGTGTTTAATTCCGAAACAGAGTTGTGGCCGGGAGCTTATGAAGAGATTGCACCAGAAGCATTTGCGAACACCATGAGCAACGACATCCGAGCCTTAACCAACCACGATGACACGCTTGTGCTCGGTCGGACAAAAGTAGGAACTTTACATCTGAGAACCGATACAAGAGGTCTATGGGGCGAAATTGATATCAATGAAAATGATTCAGACGCAATGAACCTGTATGAGAGGGTAAAACGTGGAGATGTGGATCAGTGCTCGTTCGGTTTTAACATCGTGCGTGAGGAAACGGACTGGAGAGATGACGGGACTGTGAAATGGACAATCCAAGAAGTTGATCTACATGAGGTATCTGTATGCACATTCCCAGCCTACGAAGACACCGGAGTACAGGCGAGACACGCACAGGTGGAGCAGTACAGAGAGAAACAAGTAGAACAGTGGAGAAACAATGCTATCAAAAGACTGAAAGGAGAAAAGTAATGGCTTTAAGACAGTTGATGCTTGCGAAACAGATCGCAGACAAAGAAAAGGAACTGGAAGAAATGCGTGGAAAAGACGCAGATTTTGAAACAAGAGAAAAGGAGCTGGAAACATCGATCAGTGAAGCAAACACCGAAGAGGAAAGAGGTGTCGTTGATGGAGAGATCGAGAGGTTTGAGCAGGAGAGGGGCGCTCATAACGACAGGAAAAGCGAGCTTGAAACAGAGATCGAAGAACTGCGTGGAAAAATGAAGGAGTATGAAAAAGTTCCGGAAAAACGTGAAAAGGAGAAGAATATGGAAAAAAGAAGTGAAGAAATCGAAGAAGCAAGAGGGGCTATTAACGCATTTGTGAAGTCCAAGGGGCAGGTGAGAGAAAGCGGCTTCAAGGAAGTTGACGCAGGAATTTTAATTCCGGTAGAAATACTTTCGCCGCAGGAAAAACCGGAAGATGTTGTAGATCTTAAAAACTATGTAAAAACCGTAAGCGTCAATAGCGCGTCTGGAAAATATCCGGTAATCGCAAAATCTGGAAGTAAAATGAACACAGTTGCAGAATTGGAGCAGAATCCAGAACTCTCTAAACCAAAGATTGAAAATGTTGATTATAGCATCGAAACAAGAAGGGGATATATTCCGATTTCTCAGGAGGCTATTGATGACGCTGACTATGATGTAACAGGTCTGATCCGGGATGAAATCAATGACCAGTCCAGAAATACAAGAAATACAGATATCGCAACTGTATTAAAGAGTGCAACAGCGAAAAGTGTTACAGGTCTGGATGGACTGAAAGACTTGGTGAACAAAGAAATCAAAAAAGTATATCCTGTAAAATTCATCATTTCCTCTTCTCTTTACGCAGAGCTGGACAAGCTGAAAGACAAAAACGGAAGATATCTACTGCAAGATTCCATCACTTCCTCAAGCGGAAAAATGCTGTTTGGCAAAGAGGTAATCGTTTTGGATGACGAAATGATCGCAGGAGCTGGCGAATTAAAAGGTTTTGTCGGTGATCCGAAATCATTCTGCGCATTCTTTGACCGCAAACAGACAAGCGTTGAATGGGTAGATAACCAGATTTACGGTAAACTACTTGCCGGTATTGTGAGATATGATGTGAAGAAAACGGATACAGACGCCGGATTCTACATTACATACACACCGGGGGAATAATCCCCTCTGACGATGTAGCCTTAGTTGGCAGAGGGAAAGTCGGAAAGGCAAAAGTAGGTAAAACAAAATAGGAGGTATGAGTTATGGCATATACACCAACTACATGGAATGACGGCGACGTTATGACAGCAGAAAAAATGAATAAGTTAGAGCAGGGCGTGAAGAATGAGCAGGCTGGACCAGCAGGACCAGCAGGACCAGCGGGACCAGCAGGGGCAAAAGGCGAAAAAGGCGATCCGGGTGCGCAGGGACCAAAAGGAGACAAGGGAGATACAGGTGCACAGGGACCTGCGGGACCAAGTTACACTCTTCCAGCGGCGAATAAAACAACGCTTGGCGGCGTGAAACAGATGGCTTTGATTGCAGATTTGTCAACAGAAACAGCGACTGACCTGAAAAATAAAATCAATGCAATTCTCGCAGAGATGAAAAAACAAGGGATCATGGCGAATTCATAAGGAGTATGCTTATGAGAGTGATTGTATTGCAATTATTGAAAGAAAGACTTGGAATCTCTACAGATAGTAGGGATTCCGTCCTTTATGCGATCATAGATGGAATTCTCGATGAATGCGAAAATGTATATGGAGTTCGCATCAAGGAAGAGAGATATGACCACATCCTGCTTGTGCTGGATTGGGCTACGTGGAAGTACAATCATCCAGAAGATGGGGTGATTCCGAGAAGTATCCGGTTTAGGATAAATAATCTGATGATTAAGGCGGTGCGAAATGAATCGAACATGGGATGAAAAAGTAGTATTGATATCTGCCAATGGGTATGAAGAGGACGAGATCGGTCAGCAGGTGCCGATTGAAGCGGAGCAGGAGATTTGGTGCTGCAAAGAGAAAGTGTCCCGAAATGAATTCTATCTTGCTGGACAGAACAATATGGAAGTTTCTGAGATTTTAATCGTGCATCCTTATGAATATGAAGGACAGAGGTATATCCGATTTCGCGGAAAGAAGTTGAAAGTGATTAAGACATATCCAATCAGCACGGAAGAGTTGGAACTGACCTGTACGGAGAGGATTGAAAAATGAGCGAGAGTATAAGTGCTGACAGGCTGGCAAGAGAAATCATGCGGCAGATGGAAGAATACACAGAAGAAGTTAAGGAAACAACACAGGAAGTTGCGATGAATGTATCTGAAAAATGTGTGAAGAAGCTGAAAGCAAACAGCCCAAAAAGCAAAAACGGTGGGCGGTATGCGAAAGGATGGACAAGGGCGACAGACAGGAGTGGAATTACGGTGTACAACAGATCCCCAACAAACCGCCTGACCCATCTGTTGGAAAAAGGACACCAGTTGAAGCGTGGCGGCAGAAAAATAGGTGAAGTACAGGCATACCCACACATTGAAGAAGTGGAACAGGAGTTCATAAAGGAATATGTTGAAGAGCTGGAAAGGAGACTGTGAAAATGACATTGCCAGATTTAAAAGGTATCTTAAAAGAATTGAATCTATCAATCGCATACCGCTGTTTCGCTCCCGGTCAAGTTCCGGCTCTCCCGTACATCGTGTATTATGCGGACGAGGATGTGGCATTTTATGCAGACGATATTGTATATCACGAAGGGTATGCCGTCACGATTGAGGTGTACACTGAGTACAAAGATATCGAGTTGGAAAAAAGGGTAAAGCAACTATTAAACGATAATCAACTCCCGTACGAATCGTACGAGAGTTTTTTAGATTCTGAAGGTATGTATCTAAAAGCATACGAAATTGATATATAGGAGGTAACATATGGCAGGAGCAACAAAAGTTGTACAGGCAAAAGAAAACAAAGTGGAATTTGGCTTAAGAAACTGTTATTACGCTGTTGTTACAGTGGATGAGAGTGGAAAAATCGCGTACGGTGCACCGAAGAAATTGCCGGGTGCGGTAAGCATCACATTCGACAAGAGTGGTGATCTGATCCGATTTAAAGCTGATGACATTGATTATTACACCAACGCAAATAATCAGGGATACGAGGGTACACTGACACTTGCGAGAGTACCGGAAGAATTCCGGACAGAAGTGTTAAAAGAGGAGAAAACAGATAAAGGAGTGATTCTCGAAAACTCCGATGCACAGGTTGCAAATATCGCACTGATGTTCGAATTTCAGGGAGATGTCAAGGCAACAAGACACCTCTTCTATTACTGCTCTGTAAATAGACCATCTGTCGGAAGTACAACAAAAGATAGTGGAGAACCGAACACGACAGAACTTTCCCTGGTGGCAAGTCCGAGACCGACAGACAACTTAGTTAAGGCATCCACGGCGGCAGGAGTTGACGAAACAACATATAACTCTTGGTATACAACAGTATATGAAAAATCGGGGGAATAGCACCCCCTGAAGACCTCGCCTTGGTAGGCAGGGGGAAGATTGGAAAGGCGAAAGTAGGTAAAGCGAAATAAAGGGCGGAGCGATCTGCCCAAATAGAAAAAGTGGAGGATGTTATGGAAAAAACAATTTACATTGACGAAAAACAAGTGAAATTGAAAGCAACGGCAGCATTGCCGAAACGATATAAAGCACAGTTTGGTAGAGATTATTTCGCAGACCTGATGAAAGTGGCGAAAGTGTTCGGAAAAGGAGCGAAAAGGAATCTTGGAATACAGGATATTTCTTTTGCTTCTCTTGACCACATGGACATGGAAGTATTTTACGACATCATCTGGACAATGGCGAAAACAGCAGACAGGACGATTCCAGATCCGCTAGAGTGGTTGGACGGATTTGAGGTATTCCCACTCAATGAGATTATGGGAGAAGTAAAAGATTTGCTTACAGATACCATGCCGACAAGTAAAAAAAAATAAGTGACAAAGATTCATCAAGCGGAGAACCGTTTACGAATGAGTCTTTTTTTTATGTTTGCCGACAGGTTGGATTAACCAGCGAAGACATGGAAGAAATGACGATCGGAGACTGTCTGGACTATGTGCAGGAGTATATCGACAATCAGAAAAAGGATGAAAAGCCCACTGCAAGAAAAGCAACACAGGAAGATTTTGATAACTTTTAATTCTACAGGTAGGGTAGAAAAAACAAAAACCTCTTGACAAGTTTGTTGCTACAATGTAAAATAAAGAATGTAGCAACAAAGAAAGAGAGGTGATTAGAGATGGCTGCTATGAAAAAAGGCACTAAACTTACTGACAATCCAAAAGATTATATGCTTAGAGTACGAATGGATAAGGAGACGGTAGATAAGTTAGATATTATTTGCGAAAATCAAGAAATAAGCCGTTCGGAAGTAGTAAGAAATGGAATTGAATTGCAGTATCAGAAGCTAAAAAAATAGAAGTTCGCCGCACCTACCACAGTATAACGAACTTCTAAAAACATCGAGGAAATCCCTCTGTAGAATATAATAACACAGATGTGGATTTCCTTCAATTCAAAATTGGAGGGAAAATAAAATGGAAAATAAAGTAGTAAAAATCGAAAATCAGGAAGTAGTAGTAAAAGAGCATGAAGGGCAGAGAGTAGTAACTTTTAAGGATATTGATATCGTTCATGAAAGAACGGATGGAACTGCAAGAAGAAATTTCAACAATCACAAAGAACAGCTTATTGAAGGAGAAGATTACTTCGTACGAAATTCGTACGAAGCGAAAAAAGAGTATGGAATTACAGCACCTAATGGATTAGTTCTGCTCACGGAATCTGGCTATCTAATGCTTGTAAAATCATTTACTGATGAACTTGCATGGAAAGTGCAGAGACGGTTGGTAAAATCATATTTTGCAGTGCAGGATATCAAGAAGATTACAGAAAAGAAGAAAGAAAAGCTGCCATCCGTTAATCAGATGGTCAAGAACATCAAAGGAGCTCTCAATGACGCAGGAGTAGACTCTAAGTACATAGCTGCTGAAATTATCCGTATTTATTCAGACAACGGATATCCAGTGAAAGTACCGCTGATCTCAGAAGTTCCGGTCTTGTGGGATTGCACTACGATGGCGAAAGAGTTTGGTATTTTATCGGGAAGTGGCAGACCACACGATAAGGCAGTAAGTGCTATCATTCAGAAGTTGGATGTTTCAGAGGACGAAATTGTAAAGACAGCTTATAGCAGGAATGGACATGACGGCGTTACTGTTCAATATAAAGATTCTGTTTTCCAGAAAGTAAAAGAATGGCTGGAGGAAAATGGGTATCCCACACTCATTGAGCATCGGTTATCAAATGGTAATACAAATAAATGCAAAGTTGTTTATCAGGAGGTGGCGTAAGATGAATTTATATGAAAAAATTAAGAGAGAAAACTTATCAATTCCACAGTCATTCGATTTGACAGTAATGCAGTTATTTGATTTGCAGAATAATGCACCGGATAAGTACGATAAGATTTGTTCAGCGTTCAAGTTTGGATATATACAAGGACAGAGAGCATTAAAAGTAAGTAGGGATAAGGAATTACGAAACGATCAGTTACTTCAATTATTATCACAGTTGGATTCTAGTGATTATGCCATAAAACGTCAGATCACAGCAATCTTATACAGGTATTTGGATAAACGTGACAGACTTCCAGATACAGAGCAGTGTGATCGTAAGAAATCCATTGTGAAGATTGTGGAGAATATGGAAAATGAAGAGTATTTGGAACTTGTAGAGCGGTTCGCTAAGAATCTGGCAAGTAGTGAGGTGGCGTAATGAAAGGGAATAAAGAGAAATTAAGCACAGCGGCTAAATATAAGAAGAACTTCATTATTAGCAAGATGAAAGAAATGGACGAATGTCATATAAATCGCATATATGCCCTTATGCAAGGCTGTACTGGAAATCCAGTCAAATAGCTAAATACAGCAATCGGAGCATCTATCAGAAATGGTAGGTGCTCTTTTATTACGCAAAAGCGAGGTGAGAAAGTGGCAAAGAAGATAAAAGGAATCACCATTAAATTTGGTGCGGACACCATGGCGCTTGATAAAGCAATGAAAGAAATTGATAAAACATCGAGAAGCCTTGGAAATGAACTAAAATCTGTTAATAGATTATTGAAATTTGATCCGAAAAACACGCAGTTACTTGCACAGAAACAGGAACTTTTGAATGAGCAGATTGGAAATACAAGTAAGAAACTGGATGCTTTGAAGCAAGCACAAGAAGAAGTTGAGAAAAAGTTCAAGTCTGGAGATATCGGAGCCGAGGAATACAGAGATTTTCAAAGAACACTTTCTAAAACAGAGCAGGATTTAAAATCTTATACATCGCAACTTGAAAAGTTAAATGATGTATCTGGTAAGGTATCGAGAAAAATACAGGATGTTGGTGATTCTGTAAAAAAAGTAGGCGGCAAGGTAAGTGATGCAGGAAAAGCACTCGCGCCATTAAGTGGAGCATTGGCAGGTGCTGGCGTAGCTTCTTCTAAAATGAGTATGGATTTTGAAGATGCAATGGCGAAAGTTAGTACCATCGCTGATGAAACGGAAGTACCATTATCAAAACTCGAAGATGGAATCAAGGAATTATCGAATCAAACAGGAATCAGCGCAACAGAAATTGCAGACAATGTATATAATGCGATTTCAGCAGGACAGAAAACAGGAGATGCACTGGCGTTCGTAGAAAAATCAACGAAACTTGCAAAAGCAGGGTTCGCAGATGCAGGGGATGCTCTTGATATTTTAACTACGATTATGAATGCGTATGGATTGGAAGCGGAAGAAGTAGGGAAAGTTTCCGACATACTGATCCAGACACAGAATAAAGGTAAAACAACTGTTGGAGAACTTGCTTCTACAATGGGAAAAATCATTCCGACTGCAAAGGCGAATAATGTAGCACTGGATCAAGTTGCAACTGGATATGTGAAATTGACATCAAACGGTGTTGCGGCAGCAGAATCTACCACATATATGAATGCTATGCTAAACGAACTCGGAAAGAGTGGGACAAATGTTTCTGATTTGTTGATAGAGAAAACAGGACAATCATTTTCAGAACTTATGCAATCAGGAATGAGTCTTGCGGATGTTTTAGAAATTGTATCCAGTGGTGCAAAAGAACAAGGGCTTGCATTCGGAGATTTATGGGGGAGTTCAGAAGCTGCAAAAGCTGGACTTGTACTTTTGGGAGACGGGGCGCAAGAGTTCAATGGAACTTTGCAGGAAATGAGAAATTCTACTGGAGCAACGGAAGAAGCATTCGGAAAACTCCAAACAAAATCAGATGCATTCAAAAAAACATTTAATGAGCTTAAGAATGTGATGATTGAGCTTGGGGACGCTTTGCTTGAGGTACTAGCTCCAGTCATTGAAGCTGTCGTGGAAAAAGTAAAAGAATTTTCAGAGTGGTTTTCCGGATTGAGTGATGAAACAAAGAAAGTTATAGCTGTCGTTGCGATTGTTGGAGCTGCATTAGCACCTATTTTAATAATTATAGGAAAACTAATCACTGCAATTGGAACGATCGTGAAAGTTGTGGGAATGATAGCAGGTGTATCAGCCCCTGTCATTGCGATAATC